TTGGTACTAGACATACATCATCACTTGATTCGAGACGAGGAATACATCCAACCCGATGACGACAGAGTTAAAAGAGTTGTGGACTCGTGGCGTGGTGTGAGACCGACCATGCATTATTCTTATTCTAGAGATGAATGGTTGACGCCAGCATACAGCGATGTAGACACAATGCACACTGGCTTTCATGATATGGAAACACTGTTATCAAAAGGATGTAAGAAACAAAAACTACGAGCTCATAGCGAACTGTTACCAAATCGTGCTGTGAATGAATGGGCATTGAGTTTCCTACCACAATTAGACATACAGGTTGAAGCCAAGACAAAGAATCTTGCCGCAGAACAATTACACAATCAGGCTGTTGAGTTGGGATTAGTATAACGATAAATATCGTTATGAAACTAGAACATATCACAGAATCAAAACAAAACAGAGAATCAAAACTAGAAGTGGTGAAACTGCCTTTCAAAATGAAAGAACTATCACCTGTGTTGTCTGAAGCAAACATTGACTATCATTACAATGTATTAACCAAAGCATATGTGAGAAGATACAATGATGGTGAAGGTGATGCAGATTTTAATTACGGTGGAGCAAAACTTCACAATATGTTTTGGCTACAATTACAAGCACCTCGTCCAGGCAATAAACCAACTGGTGAAATTAAAACTTTAATAGAATCAAAACACAAATCATTTGAAGCATTCAAAAAAGAATTGATTAGATCAGCAATGACCATACAAGGTTCTGGTTGGGTGTATGTTGCCAAAACTGGTTCTATCAAAATTACCCCAAATCAATCATACAAAACAGACATTCTGATGCCTGTGGATATGTGGGAACATTCATTTTCGGATTATGTTCCTGCTAAAGATGCCAAGAAAAAATACATAGAAGGTATGATGAGAATAATTAATTGGGAGTCAATAAATTTAAGACTACAATCTTAAAAAAAAGGAGACTAATATGATCAATCAAGTACAAAAATGGATGAATGCTAGAATCAAAGAAAGAACCACATTGGATGGTGCTCTTTTGATAGTGGCAGGAATCTCATTCCTAATTTTCAAACCGATCGCTTCGATTGTTGCTTATGCGGCAATTGTGTATGGTGGTTGGACTATTTGGAAATCAGAGTAATCACAATTCACTGATAGGAATATCACTGGATGCGTTCATACCCAAAACTTGTCTTTGTTTTACACCCTGTTGTTGAGCAAAACGTTTTGGGTCGCATTCAGAACACACGTGTTTATAAAAAGTAGATAAACGCTTTTTTTCAACCTTGCCTTTGGCTCTTTTAAATTCTTTTTCACACGCATCACATTTAAAGACATGAAACGTTTTAGTGCGTTTGCATTGGTGTTTCACACCCAGTTTGCTCACACGTTCTGTCTTGGACACTGTAATTTTTTCACCTAAATACATACTGGTATTTACATTAGCATTTGTAAAATTTCCATAAATACAACAAACGACAACATTGCATTATGGCTATTTTAACACTGACAAGCACTGCACAGACGCAAATTAAAACACTGTGCGAAAAAAACAGCAAGTATGCTGTTAGATTGGGTATTAAAGGCGGTGGATGTGCTGGTTTTTCCTATGATTGGAGTTTTGCTGATCAATCACAAATTGAATCAGGAGATGAACTAATCGAAGTTGATGGTGGGAAATTAGTGATAGATACCAGTAGTGTGATGTTTTTGTTTGGAACTGAGATTGATTACGTTAATGAAGTATTTGGTTCACAGTTTCAAATCAACAATCCAAACACCAAGAGTGCTTGTGGTTGTGGAGAAAGCATTCAATTTGATATGGACAGGGTAAATGGCTAAACAATTTGTTAATATTGGAATAGAAGGGAACGACGGTACTGGTGATAGTATTAGAGATGCGTTCAACAAATCCAATGAAAACTTTACAGAGTTATATGCTGTATTTGGACAAGGTGGACAAATAGGTTTCACGACATTAAGTGATACACCTGATCAATTAGGCGCAAACAAAATTCCTGTTACAAATTCGGCTGGCACAGCCATTGAGATGAAAGGAATATCTGGTACAGGTATTTCAGTGAACTTTGCAGATCCTAACAATCTTATACTCACAGTTGATTCTATCAATATTAACACAGACACTGCACCAGACTTAGGTGGACCAATAAATGCCAATACATATGCTATCGGTAATGTGGGCATCAGTCAAACAGCAGTGGATGATTTCAACAGCACACACGGAACAAGTATTACCGAAGACGATTTGGTTATCGATAAAGGTTATGCAGATAGAAGATATCTTAGAAGTTCAGGAGTTGGTGGTGTTGCTGGAGAAGTTAGAATTCGTACAGAGCCTGCAGATGCAACTGAATACACAAAAACAATTTCAGCCTATGCAAGTGGAAATTTAAACATTCCAACACACGGATTTACAACAACATCAAATGGGTTACCTTTTGTTTACAATTCAACTGGAACAGATGCCAACAATGTCACAAGCGGACAAAACTATTATATTAGATATGTTGATGCTAACACAATTTCATTGCACACATCATCAGCAGAAGCAACCAATGACAACGATACAACAAGAATTAAAATCACAGTATCAGGAGGTACTGGAGTTCAAACAATAACTGATGGAGCATACAACAGTTCACTTACAGGAAATTATCTTTCAACAGAAGCAATACAAAGAACATCTGCAGTAAGACGTCAAGGTGACACAATGACTGGTGCTCTTTACTTGAGTGATCACCCAGGTGATTTATCAGGTTCAGGAACTCCAAATAATGCTGATGATTTACAAGCGGCTTCAAAATTTTACGTTGACACAACATCGTATGCTTCTACAACAAATATATTTGTAAGTCTAGATGGTGATGATACAATGGCAGGAGTTCCTGCTGACAAATATGGTAGATCATTGGCATATGCTTACAAAACTATTTCTAAAGCGGCTCAAAGAGCAGAACAAATCATTGAAACATCTCCATTTGAAGCAGGACCATACACACAAATAATAACTTTCAACAATGGTTTAGGAAATTCCACAGTAACAACAAAAGGCATAACAACACCAACAGCACAGACTCAATTAGAATTTTTAATGGCGGCTAACAGAGAGTTCATTATTAAAGAAACAATTGCTTACATAAATGCTACGTATCCAAATTTTTCATATGATACAGCATTATGTGAAAGAGATTTAGGATTAATTCAAGATGCTGTGGTTATTGATGTATTGAGTGGTTTAACAGCAAACTCACAATCTATTCAAGCAGGAAAAAGATATTACAACAGCAACAGTGGATTAAAAGCAATCAATCAACAATCAACTGAAACACTGGGAGCAATTGTGTTTGCTCAAAGTTTAGTGGTTAACTTTGTTTTAACTAATACTGCACCTGGTACTTTATATCAGAGTAATGTTACGCAAACAATTGATATCACTAAAGTGGTTCCTCAGTCAGGAAAAGATTCTGCCAATGCAAAATTTATCATAATAAAAGGGATAATACAAGATTACAATTATATTGTTACAGCAGTGGATGGTAGCACATACACCATAACAATTTCAAACGGTAACACAGGTTTTGTAGATCAAAATCAACCAACAAACAAAGATTTAGTTCCAGGAAAACTTATAGTAGGTAAAACTTCTGGAGCAAAAGGTGAAATAATTTCAGTAACAGCAGGTGCATCCAACGACACAGTACAGATGTTTTTAAGAGAGCCAGTACCTTTCCAAGTTGGTGAACAAATGGAATTTGGTAACAAAGTAAAAGAAAAACAGATCACAATTAGAGTTGAATCAGGCATTTACAAAGAACACTTGCCTATTAAAGTTCCTGCAAACGTATCAATCAAAGGAGATGAATTTAGAAGAACTATAATAAGACCACTAGATGCAATTTCACAATCTCCGTGGGCAAATATATATTTCTTTAGAAACACAACGTTTGATGGATTAACAATTGGTACACAAGAATATGGATATCATTATGCACAAGACGTAACAAAACCAATTAACACTTCGGTTCCTCCAGCAAACGCGGCATACAACACAGCCATTAACAATAAAGAAATGGATGTGTTCTTAATGAACGATGCTTCGGTGATTAGAAATATCACATTCCAAGCACATGGTGGTTTTGCTGAAGTATTAGATCCAAATGGACAAGTGCTTACAAAATCTCCGTACACACAAACAGCATCATCTTTTTCACAAAGTGTAAATTCAAAATCATTCAGAGGTGGTATGTATGTTGATGGTTATGCAGGTAATGTTGAAACCACAGTTACAGGAGTAACCAACGCATTCAATATTCAAGTTGCGTCAACGGCTGGAACAGGATTGTTTTTACGTAAACCGCAAACACCTTGTCCATTCTACATACTGGGAGCAAGATATCAAGTTGCGGCAATCACAGATTATGATCAAAGCGCCGGAACAGCCACATTATTATTGGCGGCGAGTTCTAATGCCACTAATGGTTGGGACGGAACTTATGCCACACCTTACAACATAATAATTCAAACAGCAGGTAACAGATCGTTGCTTGCCAATGACTTCGTACAAATAAATGATTTAGCATACGGACTGGTTGCTACCAATGGTGGATTATCTGAACAAGTATCCACTTTCACATATTACACTCACATTGCCATGTATGCAAACAACGGTGGACAAATTCGTGCATTGAATTGTTCTTCAGCACATGGTGATTATGGATTAGTTGCTGAAGGTTCTAATCCAAATGAAAAAATTGATGCCATAACATTGGCAGACAACATGACTCAACAAGGAATGGTGTTCGATGACGGTTCAGTAGATTACGATCAACCACTTCTAGGTACAGCAGTGTATGTGTTTGATCTAGATTATATTCCATACAGTCAATCAGAAATAGAAATTGATCATGGTGGTGCAGTAGGTATCACAAGATACGAAATAACAAATGTTGAATCAACAGTAGCACCTTCACAACCAGCCACAAGAGATGGCACAGTTTACAAAGTTAATTTGGGAACTAGCGGTTCAAATTTAACTTCAACAACTGGATTTAAAGCACCATTAGTAGATGGTCAAACAGTTACTATTAGATCCAGCAGATCATTTAGATTTGATGACTTAGAAGATGAGTCACCTACAAGACCTTCCACAGCAATTGTGTTTGATGAATTAACATCTGATGTTTACAGAAGTATATCTTTCCAAAGCAATGATGCTGTTGGAAATCCTTTACCTTCGGGATCGGCAATTATTGGAATTGACGCACCATTCGACACAGTAAAAATGAATGTCAACCAGACTGAAGTTCAGAACAACACTTATGCAGGATCAGGAACTACAATGGGTGCTACTCCAGGTGATGTCACTATTGCTATTGATTTATTAACACAAGCATCGGACATAACAAGATTAAACAACGGTGACATGATTTTTGGTTGGGATGGAAAAGTTCACAGAATCACAAGTTACACAGACAGAACAACATATGCCACTCTTACAATTCAAGATGTGAGTGATATCAATGCCACTCCAATAGGTGGTGGACTGCACAGTTCTATGTACAGACTGAATGAATCTGTAAATTTAAGAGCAAACTTGGCGGCAGGAGAAACAGGAACGTTAACTATTTCTATTTCAACTTGTAGAGCCACAGGACATGACTTCTTAGATATAGGAACAGGCGGATTCAACACAACAAATTATCCTAATGTGGTATTTGGTGATCCACAAGCACCAGTACAAGCACAAGAAGTTGATGAACGTGGTAAAGGCAGAGTGTTCTATGTTTCAACTGACCAAGACGGATTCTTTAGAGTTGGTAAGTTCTTTACAGTTGACCAAGGAACAGGAAGTGTAACATTCTCGGCATCAATTGCTTTGAGTAACTTGGATGGTATTGGATTTAAACGTGGTGTTGTTGTAGCAGAATTTTCATCTGACACAGCAATGACTGACAATGCTTCTGACACAGTGCCAACAGAATCTGCTGTTAGAGGATATGTCAACAGAAGATTACATTTTGATCACCAAGGACAACTGGTATCAAATCCAATTGGAGCAGGTGCTGTGGCAAGAGATGGATCTACTCCATTCACAGACAACATTGGAGCAGGTGGATTCAAAATACAAAATTTACAAGACCCAGGCGTGGATCAAGATGCCGCAACAAAATCGTATGTGGACCAAGTTAACTACGACACAGATGAATTAATAGACAACAGAGATGTTAATATTTCAACTCCTATATCATCAGGACAAATGTTGGTGTTTAACGGAGCAAAAAGAATTTACACAACACCAGCCAATGGTGGATCATTTGGAGGTGGTGAAACAATCACTGGATCAAATTCAGCGGCAACAGGAGTTATCTATGATTTAATTCAAGAAAATGTTCCTGGTTATGGATTAGCCACAAGAATTTCATACAATCAAACTTCTGTAGCAGATTTCAACACAAATGATTTAATTGATAACGGTTCAGGTGTAACAGCCAATGTGGCCAATGCTGGTATAGATGAAATAGGTAATGGAATTGAAGATGCAGGTTCAGATATCACAGTCACTGCCACAAGAACAAATTCACAAACAACAATCAACTTCCAACTCAATGCAGGAACAATCATAAACGCAGATGTATCACCAACAGCGGCAATCAGCCAAAGTAAATTGTCAATGCAGGCGGCAACAACAAGAGCCAATGATACAGGTATTACTCAAGCAGATTTAGGTTTAGTAAGTTTTGATTCAGGAGACTTCACAGTAACTAACGGTTGGGTAACATTAAAAATTGCTTCAGTAGATTTTGCAGATTTACCTGAATTAGATAATGCATTCGCATTTGGTAGATCAACAGCAGGCACTGGTGCACCAGAGGCAGTTTCATTTTCAACAATAGTTGGAACAGGTGGTGGACTGGAAGATGGAGATTTTGTAAGTGAAATAGGAGCGGCGGCTGATCCAGGCAATGCACTGATTAAAACGGGTGCTAACACTTATGCTTACACCAATGTGTCCAACACAGGTGAAGCCAACAGTATTATAAAAACTGATGCCACAGGACAATTGGATGTGAGTTCATTAGCAATTGATGGCACATTGGTGTTTGACATTTCTGCTTCCACACTACAAGTAACAACACCAGGTGGAGTCACAGTTTACACAGCAGTAGGATCAAATGCTAACAACACAGTACAAACTTTCGCTGGAAATCAATTTGGATTTGGTGGAGCAGATGCATCAACATCTCCAAGCAACGACAACGGATCAGCACAAAACACAGATCCTGCGTTGGCTTCAACTTACATCTACACAAAATATATTGAATCAGAAGGCAAAGGTGCTAACTTTACAGGTATAGCATTGGGATCAGGAAATCCTTACATTGTGGGACTAGACGAATCGTCAGAAGGTCAAATAGCACTTGTGGCAGATGGTGTTGTTCCTGTAATAGCAACAGCACAAGGTTTAATTCCAGGTAATGATAACATTGATATTGGTTCATCATCTGGCAAACGATTTAAAAATGTATACGCAGAAATTTTTGATGGCACAGCCACAAAGGCTCAATATGCTGACTTGGCTGAGAATTATCTTGCTGACAATCAGTACGAAGTGGGAACAGTTTTAATATTTGGTGGAGATGCAGAAGTAACCACAACAGCATTAAGAGGCGACACAAGAGTTGCAGGAGTTGTTTCTGAAAATCCAGCACACTTGATGAACACAGCACTTGAAGGTGACAATGTAACAGCAGTGGCATTGACTGGAAGAACTCCAATCAAAGTTGTTGGTATTGTACAAAAAGGTGACATGTTGATAAGTTCAGGCACACAAGGATTTGCTGTAAGAAGCATTGATCCTAAAGTGGGCACAGTGATAGGTAAAGCATTAGAAAACAAAACAGATGCCGGTGAAGGTGTCATAGAAGCAGTAGTAGGTAGAGTATAATGGCAATACAAATTATTAATATTGGATCAAGTGCAAACAAAGGTGACGGTGATCCTTTAAGAACCGCTTTTAAAAAAATTAACGAAAACTTTGCAGAACTAGATGTAACTAACACAATCAGAGATATAAAAGGTTCTGTGTTTGGTGATGATTCAACATTACTTGTAGATGCTGTAAATAGTGTGATACCAGGTTATGTAAGTTTAGCAACATTGAAATCAACAGTAGCGGCAAGTGCCGACTTTGCTGACTTCCAAACAAGAATAGCGGCATTATAAGGATAAAAATATGGCAAATAGAATACCATTAGTAGTAGACACAGCAGACGGTAACAAGATAAAAGAATTACCGATCAATGACAATCTTGATCTTACAAATTCTAATCTTGTTGGTGTTAATTCTGTTCAAACACAAACATTAAGTATTGCTGGAACACCATTCACATTGCAATACAGTGAACTACAAGGATCGCCCACAATACCTTCAGACATTTCTGAATTAACAGACACACAAAGTTTATTAGGACAAGGTGGCGGTGGTGGAAATGTTACCATTCAAGGTGGCGGTGGATTAATTGTTACAGCAGATGATTCTGTGGCAAGAACCATATTGCCAGGCAACACATTAAAAATTCAAGGTTCAGGTGATGTCACAACAACACTCACAGAAGAAAATGGCACAGATGTATTAACTATCACTCACAATGTTGTGGGTGGAGGGGCAGACGGAAATACCACTTACACATTAACAGGTACAGATGGTGATGATGTCGACAGTAAAAAAATAAGATTAAGAGACAGCTCAGATGCTATACAAGATATCACATTGGTTGCAGGCACAAATGTAGGCATCACAAGAAATTCAAATTCATTAACATTCACCAGTACGGATACCGATACAACCTATGGTATAGCAAGTGCTCAAGACGGAGATGGTGATCAAGTTTTAAGATTGCAGAGTTCATCAGGAGCAACAGATGATGTGAAAATTAAAGCAGGTACAAATGTATCTGTGACAAGAACAGACGAAAATTCAATCACTATCAACAACACACAAACACTGTCCAATGCGTTTGGCACAGTGAGAGTGGGTGTTACAGATGTGGTAGCAGATTCTGTCAACGACACATTAACTCTTGTATCTGGTGCAGGCATTGTGATCACACCTAATGCTGGCAATGACACTATTCAAATTGATAGTTCTATCACAGAACAAAACATTTTTCAAACTGTAGGTTCAGATTCAGGCAGTAAAACAGCAGGCACCACATCTGACACTTTAAATGTTGTGGGCGGATCAGCAATTTCTACAAGCATTGTGGGAAGTACATTGACAATCAACTACACAGGTAACGTGGGTGGTGAAGCCAACAACTTTGAAATTGTTGCCATAGGTACTCCAGGGGATAATGTTGAATTAATAGCAGACGATCCCAACGATGTGTTGTACATAGGCAGTGGATCAGGAATCACTGTAAGTGCTACCGGAACAGGTTCAGGACCTGGCGGTGCAGTTGACCAAGTATTAATAACAAACTCGGCACCCAATGTGGATCAGAATATTTTCTACAAAGTGGCAGACGATACTGATACATTAATTACTGCTTCAAGCATCACAGACACATTGAGTATTGTGGGTGGAACAAACATTTCAACCACTGTGGTTGCTGGCAAATTACAAATTGCATACACAGGTAGCAACAACGATTACAATGTATCTGATAACTTTGCTTACAAAACTTTTGCAATAACACCATCAGGTGGATCAACAACTGCAAATTCAAACGTGGACACACTGAACTTCCAAACTGGTGCTGGTATCACAATGACTGCTGTGAATGATTTAATCACAATCACAAACAGTTTACCCAATGTGGATCAAAACATATTTCAAAATGTGTTGGCAGGTGGTGTTACAATCACAGCAGACACATCCACAGACACGTTGGCATTTACAGCAGGCGCAGGTATTACTGTCACAGGAGATGCTGTAGGTGATCAAGTAACCATCACAAACTCAGCACCCAATGTAGATCAAAACTTGTTTGGTTCTGTTGCTTCATCGGACGGTGATACAACAATCACAGCAAATTCTGCCAACGCAACATTAAACTTTGTAGGTGGCGGTGGTATAGGATTCATATTGAATGATGCCGCTAACTCCATCACAGTCACAAACAGTTCTCCAAATATTGATCAAAACATTTTCAACACTGTTAGAGTAGCAGGACAAACAGATGTTACCACTGCTTCAGTGAATGGTGTGTTAACTTTTGTGGCAGGCACAAACACAACACTTACCACAGACAACACAGGAAAAAGTGTCACAATTAATTCTTTAGGAGCAACACAAGATTTAATTAACACTGTTACAGCAGACACAGGTACTTTCACACCGGATGAAGCAACAGACACTTTCAATGTTAATGGTGGAACTGGCATAACAACATCAATTGTAGGCGATGTCTTAACAATTACAAACTCATCTCCAAATGCTGATCAAAATGCATTTACCAATGTTGCAGTTGCAGGACAATCAACAGTTACAGCAGAAACAACAACAGATACATTAAATCTAGTTGCAGGTACAAACGTTACAATCACTACTGACGCAGGCACAGATTCAATCACAATCAACGCATCAGGTGGTGGAGCAGGAACTCCTGGTGGAGCAGACACTCAAGTACAATTCAACAACAGTGGAGCATTTGGTGGAGATTCAGCATTTACATACAACAGTGGTACAGACACTTTAACAGTCACAAACATTGAGGCAAGCAGTATTGCACCTCCAAGCAGTTTAGTTGGAACTTATTCAATCACTTCACCTACCACAATCACTTTGGATGCGGCAAGTGGAGCAGGAGAAGTAAAATCAGATGTGCCATTTAGATTAGTATCTAAAACAGTATCACAATTAAACACTTTCGTAGCGTCTGCTGGAAGCATGGTGTATTGTACTGACGAAACAGGCGGTGCTATACCGGCATTCTACGATGGATCAAATTGGAGAAGAGTCAGTGATAGATCCATTGTCTCGTAATGATGTATGATAACAACAGATTTAAATCAGTTAAGAGAATACATAGTCACAGTTAAAAAAGATGTGAACTGGCGCACAGTTCACAATGAATTAATTGTTGATACTTCTACAAACGATTCTGTAGATTCAAACATAATACCAGACAGAACTTGTGATGTTGCTCAAGAACGTGCAAACAATCCTAGAAATACACATTACACTCTATCAGAATCTGAAGCAATAAAATTAAGACAAGATTCAAGAATATTGGCTGTACAGGCAGTGGAAGACATTCCAGAACCAAAACCTCGTGCATTTCAAGATGGTGAGTTTAACAGAAATTCCTCGTCAGCAGGCACACAAGACAATTGGGGATTGTTAAGACACATTACACAAACAAACACTTTTAACAACAGCACAGCAGATCCAGGTGGCACATATGATTATGTGTTGGATGGTACAGATGTTGACCAAGTGATTGTTGATACTGGCATACAGGTTGGTCATCCAGAATGGGAAGATGCAAATGGTGTGTCTAGATTAAAACAAGTAAACTGGCCCACAATAAGTGGTGAAGTTTTTACACAACCAGCAAACTTTTACACAGACACAAATGGACACGGTACTCACTGCATAGGAACTATGGCAGGCAAAACATTTGGTTGGTGCAAAAATTCAGACATATACAATATAACTTTGTATGCAAACAGTGGAAACAATATTACTTGGTCAAATACAATTGATGCATTAATAGGTTGGCACAACAAAAAGAATGATGTCAATGATGCGGCTTACACAGGTAAACCTACTGTGGTTAATATGAGTTTTGGATATACTTGGTACATCAATACTGGTGTAACACCAAACACAATTAAATTTTCTAATGACGGTGGCGACACAGAATATAATATCACTGGCGGTAGATACAGAGGAGTTGCACACACAGACACAACATATGCCGCACTACAAAACAGAGGATTAATTGGAGAATTTCAAGGATCATCTGTTTATGGTTATCCAAGAAAATTTGCTTCAAATGATGCTGATGTAGAAACATTGGTTAACAACGGGATTCATGTGTGTTGTGCCGCAGGAAATGATTCAATGAAAATGGATATTCCAGGTGGTGTTGACTATGACAATTATCTTTCTTTTGCTGTTGGGGCCTCAACATATTATATGTATTATCATAGAGGTGGTACACCATCATTGGTTGAAGGAGGAAACACATTGAGTGGTCCTAATGCAACTGAGGACAATCCTGTAGGAGATCTAAATGAAGGATTCATGGTGGGTGCATTGGAAAACAGTGATGTATTCTCTGAAATAGGATACCTAGATAAGAAAACAACATTCAGTCAATCAGGACCTGGTGTAAACATTTACACAGCAGGAAGATATATTATAAGTGCTCAACCTAACACTCTAGGTTCATCATACTTTGCAGATGCCAGTTATAGACAAGCAAAATATTCAGGAACATCAATGGCGGCTCCACAAATGTGTGGCATGATTGGATGTTTGTTACAAGCACAACCTAGTTGGACACCAGCACAGGTTAAAAAATACTTTGAATCAAATGCTGTTGCTAATCTTAATGATACAAGTAACACTGATGATTACACAACCAATACCACCATACATGGTGGTCCAAACAGAGTGGCATACTTTCCGATGCATGGACAAAAGCCTTTTAACATAGGATAAATACAGTTATGGCAATCAGCACAATCAACATAGGAACACTGGCAAACGACGGTACAGGTGATGATCTGAGAGAAGCCTTTGTTAAGGTTAACAACAACTTCACTGAACTAGACGCTCGTCAGGCAGAAAACACAACAGCATCTAATAAATTAGCAGATGATGGTACAACAAAAGGTGTGTTTGCCGCAAAAACTAATGATAATTTAAGTTTTAAGAATTTAAAAGCAGGACCTAATGTTTCATTAAGTGCTGATAACAATCAAATCACAATCACATCATCAGGTATTGTGAGCATATTATTCACTACAGACACAGGTTCATTAACACCAATTGGATCTCAAGGACAGGTTACTGTTCAAGGTACAGGTGGAACAACCACTGCAGGTACTGGATCAAACATCACAATAAATTCAGCACTAGCAAATGAAACTTCACCCACACTATCAGCAAATTTAAATGCTGGTGGAAACAATTTTACAAACGTTGGCACAATCACAGGAAACAATTTTAACGGTTTAGTTAAAGGTGTAGACATCGATGACTTAGACAGTCTTGTTGGATTTGATTTTGGCGGTGTACAAAATCCTGTGAACAACTTGTTACAATGGCTTGAATCTTTCAATCCAGTGAATATGGGCACAATAACGTCACCATCTGCTACTGGCATTGACTTTGGATCTATCTAAGCATTTTACAACTCGATAAATACATATATCATGCACGATTTATGGACAGTTCAAACAGGTTATAATTTAGGTACATTTCAAGAAAGAGTGCCTACCACTATCACATTGCCTATTTCAGGTGCTGACACAATCACAACAATAGCAGGCACAATACCTCCTGGATTGAGATTGGAAGGTCAAACACTGATAGGAACTCCGTTTCAAGTCAGTAGATCCACGCAATTTGAATTTTGTTTAAGAGCCAAGCACGACACAAGAATACAGGATAGAACTTTCACAGTTAATGTTGAAGGTCCCGATGCACCAACATGGGTAACACCATCTGGTACACTTCCTATTGGAGCAGACAGTCAACTGTTTATATTGGACAGTTCGTATGTAGACTTTCAATTGGAGGCTCAAGATGCTGATTTAAGTGCCAACACAGTCTTAGAATATTATATTCCAGAAGGCGGTGGAGAATTACCACCAGGATTAACGTTAAGTCAGACAGGAAAAATTTCTGGGTTAGTGGATCCTATCAAAGCACTTGATATTTTGTCCAGCACAGGGTATTATGATTCCAACGATTATGCATCAGCACCTTTTGACTTTGGTTTGTCAGGATCAATCGCCAACAAAAGTTTTTACTTTGATGTACAAGAGTTTTCAGACTTATACAACCAACAAGTCAGTAATAGAAATCAAAGAAAATTAAATCGTTTTTATAATTTTACAGTTAATGTAACTGACGGTGATTCAACTATAAGTAGAATATTCAAAATATTTGTAGTGGGTGACGACTATTTAAGAGCAGACAACACCATCATGCAGATTGGAACAGGTATATTCACATCAGACGGAACATATCTAAGAACTCCACAGTGGTTAACACCAACAGATTTAGGTTTTAAAAGAGCCAACAACTATGTCACAATATTTTTAGAACTGTATGATCCAAACACAGTGCCTGGAACTATCAGTTATATTTTAGAAAGCACAAACAGTGACAATTCTGCTTCTGTTATACCACCAGGTATGACACTGGATTCCATCACAGGAGAAATAGCAGGCAGAGTTCCTTACCAAC